CAGATTGCTCAACTCGATAAGCAGATTGCTGAAAAGGGTAAGATTGTTTCAGCAGCACAAAAAGAATTTGATAAGTATGATTCTATTTATCAATCTAATCTTAAGTTTGTTCAAGATCATGCAGCTACTCAAGTAGAAGCAAAGTCTGCACTTGAAGAGGCAATGGGTCGCCGTCAGTTAGCAACTGAATCACACTTTGGTCTAACCACTATTGCTGGCAAGCAGATACTTGATTATCAGAAAGCATCAGATGCATTCTTTGGCCCATTAGGTCGCAATGTATCTAAGATGATTGCTACTCACTATGCACCAGATCAATACTATGATCTATGGAAAGCAATGAATGGCAAGGTAACTGTTGCTGTTGCCAAGGAACTAGCTGCTGCCGGAACAGAAAAAGAAGTTCTACAGATCCTTGCAGGTCAGATTGGTCTAGACCTTGGAACCGGAGCAAGATTAAGTTTATCTGCACAGTCTCGTGCTTTGAAGATTGAGTCAGGACTCTATAATCCTAATAGTCTGCAACTTGCTCGAGCAGCAAAAGAAAAATTCCTTCTCAACTCTTTTGTTGAAAAGGGTCTTACTAAAGTAAATGATTCAATCTTTACTCGCATGGCACCTACCAAGGATCTTATCCATCTTGATGATGTAGATAAGTTAGTCCGTCAAATGCACGATGTTCTTCCATTCATTGGTGCTTCAGAGGCTCTTCGTACAAGTGCAGTCAAAGCCATGATGAAGACTGAGACATCTACTGAACGATTCAATGTCTTTATCGACACCATTAAATCTGTAGTCAAAGAACAACTGCCTAAACTTTCAGAAGAACAAGGCAAGATGCTTGAGGATGCAGCAAGAGTATTTAAGAAAGAACAGGATGCAAACCGTAGATTTCTTGCTCAAGTTGCTGGTGGCGGAACCGATGTTCAATCGGTTATTAGCGCAGGAAAGAAAATCACGGTCTCAGAGTTGGATCCACTCCTTGACTCACAACTTGCAAATTATATCAAGTGGCCTGACACCAATGCCATACGACAGCTCACAGGTAAGACAAGAAACATCTTGTCAAGATCTGAAGGGGCCCAACAGTTTAGAACTGTAAGCACAGAACTATTTGATACATTCTTCAAGCAGTCTGTTCTTGTAGGTCGCCTATCCTATATTGAGCGAAACATTATGGATATGCAGATTCGTTCATTCTTTGCCGGATCAACAACTTTATTCAATCATCCTTTGAGATTCATTGCTATGTCAATGGGTAACCCAGAGGGTAATGCAATGGCTAAGTATCTAACTCGTATGAGTAGATTTGATAACACAGTTTTTGGTAATCGTTTTGATGATCTAGTCAAGCAAGTAGATGTTGATGGCTTCAAGGGTGCAGCTTTATCTGATGCAGATAAGTATGCAGTTATGATGTCTCGCAGCTATGGCATGGGTGTTGGTCAAGGTCAAAGAATGCTTCCTACTGGAATGCGATTTATTGGCAAAGACGAGAAGCAATTCAACCGTGCATGGGCTGGTGCTATCTTGCAATATCGTGAATCTACTATAGCCCGTTTAGTGGCTGGTGGAATCAATGGTGGATCTAGAGATGCCGCAGGTAAATTAAAGCCTTGGTTCCCAGAAGCTAAAGCATTTCTTGCTAACAAAGAAGCACAAGGTTTGACATTGGCTAACAATGAAAAGCAAATTATTACAGACTTTATGTTTGAGACAGAACAAGGCAACTTGCTACGCAAGCAACTTGGTGGAATCTCACAACAACATAATGCAATTTTTAATGCAGAAGATCTTAATGTTGCTAAAGATGCAGTATCTCAATATATGGACATCATAGTTAAGGGTGTTGATAACCTTGCTGGTGGTCGCCAAGAGATCCGTGACTTCATTGCTGGAAAACATATGGTTGACATTAAAGGACAAAGACTTAAGGGTAAGAATGGTTTTGACCCTAAGGGTAATACTGCTAAAGATGTATGGCTATCTCGTATCCTTAAAGATTATCGTGGTGCAGATGCTGTCAATGTGGATAATGCTATTGGTCAACTCAAGCTTCCTGCCGAATCATATGAAACAGCAGGTGCATTAAAAGGCACATGGGATAAAGCAGCAGCAAAGTTCTTCCGCTTCTCAGCAACTGTTGAAAAGCGTATGGCACTTGGCCCAGAGTATCGTCAGCAATATTGGAACTCAGTTGGTGAACACATCAACCTTATGTCCAAGGCAGAAGCTGAAAAGGTTCTAGCCATTGCAGAGAAAGAGCTTTCCGGAACTAAGATTTTTGGAGTTCCTGCAAACTTTACTAACCCAGCCTTATCTAAGATGCGTGAAGCAATTAAGACATTAGATGATCGTGGTCTATCTGTTGATGATATGCATGGTGTTGCCAGCAATCTAGCAGCAGATAAGATTCAAAAACTTTATTACGATGCTATGCGACAAAGGCAATATGCTGTTGCATTGCGTATGGTTGCACCATTCATTGGAGCATTTGCTAATACTATGGATGTATGGGGCAAACTAGTTGCTAAGGATGTAGCCAATACATTTAAGCTTCAAGGTAAAGCCCGTACCTATAAGGCAACTAATGCTTTTGAGTTCTTAACTCATCCAGAAACTGGCGTTATCTACGAGTGGACTAACGATAACTGGAATGATCCGGGTCAAGGGTTTATCTATAAGGATCCAACATATGGAGATCCTCGCATGATTTTGCCATTTGTTGGTGACATCCTTGGTGGAATGCTTGGAACTGTTGCTGGTGAAAAAGTTCCCGGTATGCCTACATCAATTTCAATTCCATCTTTGAACCTTGCATTCAGTAACGAATTGTTACCGGGTGTTGGGCCGGGTATTCAACTTACCGTTGGTAAAGTTGTTCAGAATCAAAATGGTTGGATTGCGGATCAGCTCCGTAACATCATCTATCCATTTGGGGCCCCAGATCAAAAGACTGGAATAGTAGAATCATTTACTCCAGCTTGGGCCCAGAGACTTCTTTATGGTTTAGGTGTTAACTCATACGAGGCGAAGAACCTTTCAACCCTTCGACCAATTATGACTTACCTTGCTACTACTGGTAAGTATGGTGAGTTCCCACTTGATGGCCCTAGCCAACAGAAACTTCTTGAAGACTCAGGAAAACTCAATCGAGTCCTTGCTCTATGGCGTGGAATCTTTGCCAACTTATCACCCGGTGCTATTGCACCGAATATCCTTGCTAAGGATAAGACTGGTGACTTCCATGTTCAAGCATTGATGATGAATGACTTCTTACAGATTCGTGCAAACAACCCAGATAACTACGCAGTATCTATTGCTAAGTGGGCAGAGAAGTATGGCGATTCAGCCCTCTTTGCTTTGGTATCTGGATCTCGTGGTGGAGTTCAACCGACTAGCGAAGCATGGAATTTCTATCTAAACAATAGAGATGATGCACTTCAATACAAGAATGCATTCTCCTTGTTCTTCCCCGGTGGTCAATACTCACAAGAGTTTGCTAAATGGCAAGAGCAGACAGGACAGCGTTTTAAGTTATCCCCTGCTGACATGATGGCTGAAGCAGCTCGTTATGTTTACTCAGCCCGTAAGGCAAAGCTTCAGTCAGATGAAGCAACTGCAATCATGCAAGGTGCAGATCCTAAAGATGCCCATGTTGTGTATCAAAGTCGTAAGGAAGCGTTAGATAGTGATTTTGGTGGTCAACCAGATTATCGATCAGCAGGTGTTCCTCGTGAGACATTACTTAAGGAAGTAACAGCAGCTTTGGGTAATGAGAAGTTTGCAGCGACTGAATCAGGTAAAGGTCTTGCAGAGTTCTTGCAGTATCGCAAGGCTGCTACAGATGCAGCAGCACAATCTGGATATAAGACCCTTACGGGTATATCAGTTAGACCTATAGCAGAATGGCTAGATAATGCAGCGTATCAAGTAATTGCTGCTTATCCAGAGTTTAGTGTTATGTACTGGCGTATATTTGCAACAGAAACAGGAAACCAATAATGGCAGAAACAGCAGCAGAAAAGAAGGCTCGAGAAGAAGTTAAGGCTCGTCAAGATGCCATCGTTGCTTCTTTGCCAACAACTGGATCTATGGGTTCTGGATATACTCTTCCGGGAACACAAGTATGGAGACCCGGACAAACATACACAGATACTGCTGGTAAAAAAGTTACAATTACTGGTGCATTCCAGACAGCACTCTACGATCCAACGCTAAAGACTATTGGAGCTATTCGCTCTCAAGCAACACAATTTGCAACACTTCCAGATCAAAATTCTTTTAAGGCATTATTAGTACAGGGCAATTACCTATCAAAGTCTGATTATCAAACAGCCAGTTGGAGTGATGCAGATAATCAAGCAATGATTAAACTACTCAAAAATGCTAATGCCGGTGGTATTACTTGGCAAGAAGTTGTAAGAGACATTGCATCTGGCGGTGGCGGAGCAGGAACATCAACTACAACTCGTTCTGTAAACCTATCTGATCCAGCAACTGCACGAAATGCTGCACGAGCCGGAGCCAGAGCTTTACTTGGTAGAGATCCATCTGAGTCAGATATGAACTATCTAACTGCTGCTATTACAAAATATGAGAAGGCAAATCCTTCGATAACAACTCAGACACAGACTGGCAATAATTCATACAATGTATCTTCAACCGGTGGTGCAACATTGGGTGGTAGAGGAGAAGTAGTGGAACAGGCTATTCGATCTGATGAGGCACTTAATACAGAAGCAACTAACATTAAATTCAACTCTTATGCAGATGGCATTGCTAGATTGGCGGCTGGACAATAATGGCTGAAAACAAACCAATCGATGTAAGTCAACTACTCAAAGATGCCGCAGCTAATGCTGCTGCCGCTAAGGCTTCACAAGCTGCTGCAAAAGCAGCAGCAGATAAATTAAAAGCAAGTAATGCTGCTGAACAAAGAATTAAACTTACTGCTCAAAGCAGGACTAAATATGCTGAAGGATTACAGACATCATTAGATGATGATCTAGTAAGAATCAAACAGATAGTAAGAGATATTACTGATGCTGGTGGAAGAACTACCCCGGCTCAAGAGCGTGATATTCAATACTACTCAAAGCGTTACAACTCAACTCTTACTGCACAAACAACTGCATACCAAGAAGTAAAAGATTTATCTGCCGGAAAGTATGAAGTAGATAACTCTGGAAAGTTGAAACCAAAGCAAGCAACTGCTGCTAATGGAGGAACTCCAAGCGGTAATGTATTTGATTACCAGTATCAAGCTGGTGCTAATCCAACCACAACACCTCGCCCTAAGGGCGTTCCATTAGATGCCACATTTAGTACTCCTACTGGAAAGTGGACATCTTCTACAGGCACATGGGATTCTACTGGCAAGAAAGTTGTTGCAGAAACAGTTGTTGGAGATACTGGAGCTGGAGCCAAAGTTGGAGATACTGGAAAAGTAGCACAAACTCCAGAACAGATTGCAGCAGCTAAAGTAAAGTCAGATGCAGCCGCTAAGGCAAAGGCCGATGCCGCAGCAGCTAAAGCCGGAACACTTACCCCAAAACAACAAGAAGCACTTGGAACATATGGAAGTAAGTTCTTACTTGATTACTTTAAGACAGCAGAGAATGGCAAATACAAGACTCTTATCTACGATAAGTTAATAACTTTTGCTCAACAGAATGCAGATTTTGATACAGTAGTTGCACCATACCTTCGTGATACTGCTTGGTATAAAGATGTAAACCAACGCACATATTCACTCATTGGTGCAGCCGCTATTGGCAATGGTCTTAAACTAGATCAAGCAACTACCGATTCATACCGTGACCAAATCCTTGGCAAGGTAAAAACAATCGAAGAAGTCTCATATGATCTTCGCTTAAAGGCTATCTCTGATTATCAGTTAGATACCACTAAGCCAGATGTAGCAAGGCTTATGCGAGCAGGTCAAGATTTCCAAACTGCTGCTTCAGATTTTATTGATACTTACAAGAAGGCTTTGAAGTTATCTAATTCTCAGTTCCAGATTTCAGATCAAAGCTTTCAGACAATGTTTAAGGCAGCAACAAGCCTTGGAGACTTTGATAAGAAGATAAAGCATAGCCCACAATACCTTGCACAACCAGATGTTCAGATGGCTATTGCTTCTAACATCACAATGGTCAAGACAAAGTATAAGCAATATGGCCTAAGCCTTACTGCTGAAGCTGCTGCAAACCTTGGTCAAATGGCTTATCTAGGAGATACCTCTACTGAGGCTATTGATGAGAATCTTCGCAATGAAGCAGTCAAACTATTCCCAGCATTCAAAGATCGTATTATGAATGGTGAGTCAGTTCTATCTATCGCAAGTCCTTATATCGGAGCAGTTCAAAGAATCCTTGAGATTCCTGAAGGGTCATTGGATCTTGAGGATCCAACTATCCGCAAGGCAATGATGGGCAGAACTACAACAGTAGGAGATAAGACAAGCACAGCAGTAACACCGTTGTGGGAGTTTGAACAAAATCTATACAAAGATAGTCGTTGGCAATATACATCTAACGCTAGACAAAACTTAGATTCAAAAACGCTAGATGTATTTAGCAGATTCGGAGTAATCGGGTAATGGCAGAAAAAGTAACGGCTAAATCTGGAGATACGCTTTCCGGTATTGCAAAAGCCAATGGCACTACTGTTGCACAGATCCTTTCTGATAACCCAACACTTGCTGCTCGTGCAGCAGCAGGAACAACAGTTCTTTTTAGTGGCACAAAAGTAGCAATTACTTCACCACAAACATCAACCAATCCTTATGGGCCAACCACAACAGGTCAAGGTGCTGGACTTGGAACTAAAGCAGTTCCAATCTCTACGGTAGATACAACAACTCTTTCTGGTATTGCTAAAGCATCTGGGGCAATGCCTGTAGATGGAGGCGATACTACAGATAAACCACCTGCTGGAGTAACTGAAGTATCTAGAGTAGATAATAAAGATGGAACTTTTACTGTTACATATAGTGATGGAAGCACAAAAATTACCGGAACTAAAACAGGAAAAACTATTGTATCAACAGTTCCTAATGGTGATGGCACATTTACTGTTACATATAGCGATGGCACTAAAGAGATTACCGGAACCAAAACATCAACTACAAAGACTGTAACTCGAGTTGTATCTAATGGTGACGGTACATTTACAACATTTTATTCAGATGGAACATCTGAGATTAGTGGAACTAAGAGCGTTGCTGGCCCTACTACAGAAGATATAAATAAGTTAATTTCTGATAACAATGCAGCTCTTCTCAAGCAACTTCAAGATCAACAGAACCAAGCCAAAACTGATGCCCTTAATGCCCAGCGTAAGTCAGCATTTGAGATTACTAAAGAACGCTTTGCCCAAGCAGGTATGGCCGAGCTTGGACAAGAAATTGTTAACATCTATAATGGCACAGGTAAAGATAGATTTGGTAAAGCATTTGATGAAATTCCTACCTCATCAGAAGGATTTTATTTAGCACTTATCAATACCAAGTCTTACTATGATCGCTTTGGTAAAGTCAATGAAGATCGTTTAGCCAATGGATTTAAGGCATTAGATGAGAAGACCATTGTTGGTATGGAAGATGAGTACCAGAAGACAATGCAAGCATATAATGCTCCAAAAGGTTTCTATGACCAAACAACAGATTTCCAAACATTCTTAAAGAATAATTACAATGTGACAGATGTTGCTAATACCATGCAAGCTTATAGCGATTTTGTTAAATCAACAGATCCGGGGATTCGTGGTCAACTTAAAGACCTATACGGTATTGGCGATGAAGCTTTGACAGCATACTTTGCTGATCCAACTAAGGGTCAACCAATCCTTGAATCTATTGCTGGTAAGAATATGAATACAGCAGCAGCCCTTATTTCAGGGCTAAGTAAAGAACAAGCTGGCATTGGTCAGCAATACGGTGCAGGTAACTTGACCTATGGTCAACAACGCCAAGCCTATTCAAAGGTTCAAAAGGATCTACAAACTACTGGTGCATTGGCACAGATTTATGGCGAGAGTTATGGGGCCCAAGAGGCCATCTCTGCTGAGTTCGGTGGAGATGTAGCAGCACAGATGAAGGCAGCTCGTATTCAGGCAACTGGTGCAGCAGCCTTTGGTGGCACAAGTGCCATCGGTCGTTCAGCACTAGGAACAAAGACCACAGGCTTAATTTAATAAATAGGGTGACTGGCAGTCATTCAGGTTCAAGACCTGAACACCCACTCCGTCTCTTGGATCGCCGGAACTTGAGATGAGTATAAGACCGGAAGTTGGAGCCGATGCATTTCCCCGATTGCATTGTGGCCAGCGACTAACATAGAAAAGGGAGTAGGACAAATGTCCAATTACGAAGACGATGAGGATGATTTCGATACAGAATCGAATGATGTTCTCGGTCAACTACGCAAGGCCAATAAGGCAAAAGAAAAGCAACTGAAGGAAATTCAGGAAGAGCTTTTAAGTTTGCGTAAAGATAAAAGAGACCGGACTATTTCGGAAGTCCTCACGGCTCGAGGTGTGAACCCAAAGATTTCGGCGTTCATACCGCAGGACATCGACCTCACGGAGGATTCGTTGTCGTCATGGCTCACAGAATACGGTGATGTATTTGGTGTGTCATCCAACCAACCTAACTCAGGTTTACCTGATGGTTTCGCAGATAACTACAAGAAAGCCCAAGCAACTATTGATGGCGGCATTAGTGCCGATCGTGAACAGATGATTCAGGCTCAGATGGATGAGGCCGCTACTAAAGGGCCAGATGCATTAAAGGCGTTATTTGCAGATCTTGGTAAGGCTGGGTACTAACTCAGAAAGGCGGTTACCTTAAATGGCAACCACTCAAATCTCTGGTGTTGGCAACTTAGTAGTCAATGCATATGACACATATGTAAGAGCTGCACTCCGCTCCCTACCTGTCATGCGTTCAGTTGCTGATTTACGACCAGTCGCTCTAACCAACCCGGGAACTACTCTTAAGTTCGCATTGTATGCAAACCTAACAGCAGCAACCACAGCTTTAACAGAAACATCTGATGTAACTCCTGTTGCATTAGCAAACCCATCACAAGTTTCAGTCACAGTTACTGAATACGGTAATGCTGTTGAGCAGACAGAGAAGGTCAATATGGCCACATTCTCTTCTATCGACACAATGATCGGTGATGCGATTGCTTACAACGCAGCAGATACATTGGATCAGCTTGTCGCTTCTGCTCTAATCGGCGGAACTGTAGTTAAGTACGGCGGAAGCCGTACAACAACTGCTACCTTGACAGCAACAGATGTCCTATCGACAGCTATGCTTCGCAAGGCACAGACAGCACTTCTAGAGGCTAACTCACAACCTCGCGTTGGAGATCTCTACACCATCTTCATCCACCCACGCCAAGCTTATGACCTACGGGCAGAGACTGGTTCAGGCGGATTTGTGGACATCCACAAGTACACAACTGAAAATGTTGGAAACCTATTGACAGGCACCATTGGTGTTCTTGAAGGCTTCCAAGTTGTTCAGACATCTCGTGTACCTTCAACAACTGAAGGTGCATCATCTGCTTCTGTCTACAAGGCAATCGCAGTTGGTAAGGAAGCTCTTCTTGAGGCTAATGTTTACGATGTACAAACTGTCGTAGCACCTCAGATCGACATCCTTCGCCGCAAGTCAGCCCTTGGCTGGAAGTACTTCGGCGGCTGGGGCATCTTCCGCGATGCATCAGTAGTTCGCTTGGAAACAGGCGGTTCAGCTCTCTAATAGGAGCTAATTAGTTGAGGGGGTGGGGCAACCTGCCCCCTCTCTACTAAAGGAGAGAAATGGCTACATATACTTTTTATACACCACAGGTTATGGAAGGCTATCCATTAGCCGACAGATGGTGGAAAAGAGTTGTCTCTCAGCGTGGTGTAGCAGTTATTATTGACAATGGTGTTTTATCCTTATCTCGTGCAGTAACGGAGGATGAAATGGATGAATATGATTATGTGTTCCTTGGTGGTCGCAATCACATTGTTAGCGAAACAATAAAGAATATTCTTGTTGGGCAAGGCTTTGTCATTAAGACACAAGCACAGGCAGATACAGCATCTAATGCTGCACATGACGGATTTTTAGTACAGGTTGTCTAATGGGGTGCAGAACTGGATGCCCTACCCAAGATCATGAAAATTGGGGAGATTGCCTAAGAGCATCGGGATTACAACTATCTGTTGGTGATGCCGGTAGTTCAAAGCAGATGCCTCAGAAAAAATGGGATGCAGAATTAAATGCCTACAAGTCAGCGATAGACCAAGGCATAGAACCAGCAACAACTAACATGAAGGATATTCGTGGAGCTGTTGAGTTAAGTAACATTGCCGGTAAGGCATTCGACTCAACTACTAACTCATTTAAGGAATAAGCATGACAACCATTATCGGAATCCAAGGTAAGGGTTGGGGATTGATTGCAGCAGATTCTTTGATAGTAGGAGGAGAACAGAAGTTCATAGCCTCTGGCATGGACAAGGTAGTAGAAAAAGGCGAGTATGTAATTGCCTTTGCTGGCGATGCAATCGCCGGGGATATAGCCCTACACAGTTGGAATGCACCAAAGATTCCACGAGGTGTAAACCTAGATAAATTTATGATGACAGATTTGCTGCCATCACTTAAGCAAGCTTATGTAGATTATGGATACGATCCATCGCCAAAGTCTGCTGATAATGATCCTAAAGATGGTGCAGGTTTTGATGCATTGATCTGCCTTCGAGGAAAGATTTATCAAATTGATAATGACTTTTCTTGGGTAAGAGATGATCGTGGTATTTATGGAGTTGGATCTGGTAGTTCATATGCACTTGGTGCATTAGCCAGATCATCTATATCCCCAACGAATACAAGAACAGCAGCCAATGAGGCTCGCAAAGCAATAGAGATTTCCATCTCGTTTGATATAAACACAGGTGGGAAAGCCAAAGTAATCACTCAAAGGGAGAATCAAATGTCAGTAAAAGGCGAGAAGTATAAGTCAGGATCAGCAATGAAGAAGCATGAAATGAAAGAAAGCCCTGCTGCTCGTAAGAAGGAATATGGCTCAAAGACTGGTGGCATGAAAGCAAAGTCAATGCCAAAGAAAATGGGCAAGAAGAAGTAATGAAGAAACCAGCTAAAGTAAAGAAAGTTATGAAAGAGTTCAAATCAGGAACTCTTCACTCAGGATCTAAAAAAGGCCCGGTTGTTAAGTCTCGCAAGCAAGCAGTTGCTATTGCGATGTCTGAAGCAGGAATGGCCAAAAAGAAAAAATAATGGCTGAGAAAAAAGACTCTCGATTAAAAGCGGCTGGAGTATCTGGCTTTAATAAGCCAAAGAAAACTCCTTCTCATCCAACAAAGTCTCATGTTGTTGTTGCAAAAGATGGAGATAAAATTAAAACAATTAGATTTGGACAGCAAGGAGTTCAGGGTTCACCTGATGGATCTGCTCGTAACAAATCATTCAAAGCTCGTCATGCTAAGAACATTGCTAAAGGCAAAATGTCAGCAGCCTATTGGGCAGATAAGGTGAAGTGGTGAAAAAGAAAACAGCATTCTGGGATAAAAAGAATCCTAATAAAAAATCTACTCCATTAACTCCAACACAGAAAACAAAAGCTAAGGCTGCTGCAAAGAAGGCTGGAAGACCATATCCAAATTTAGTAGATAACGCAGCAGCAAAGAGGAAGGCTAAGTAATGGCAACTGGCACCAATGGAAGCACACTCCACGCAGAACTCAATCGCCTCGCTAATGGTGGCACCTATCCTGCCATTCAGTCATATGTTGGTGCAGCTAAAGCTGCAAATACTTGGGCTGGAACTACAGGACTTAGCGTTGTTGGTGCCTTAAATTCTAAAGCTGGGAATGCTAGATCTGCATACAAAGACCTTCGTGGTGTTTGTAATCAACTTGGTAGCACTACTGATAAGGCTGCTGCCGCAGCCCTAAGAGCGAGGACTTCATGACAACTACATTTAATGGTTTAGTAGAACGAGTCCTTGGCCAGATCCAGAACTATGGATCTCAGCAAGAAACTGCCACATGGATTAATCAGACTGGTGGTATCGCCTCTACCTCAGCTACAGACTTTATCGTCAATGAGACTGCCCAGATGGGCAGAGGTCTTATTGAGGTAGGCGATGAGCTTATGTATGTAGACCGCACAGATAACCTTACTAAGCAGGTTTACCTTGCCCCTTGGGGTAGGGCATTTAGAGGCACCACAGCCTCTACAGCAGCCAACCAGACCAAGGTTGTGATTGCACCTACCTACCCACGATTCATGGTCAAGCAAGCCATTAATGACACAATCCAGTCCGTCTATCCAGAACTCTTTGGGGTAGGCACACATACATTTACATTCAATTCAGCCGTAACCACATACTCCCTACCATCTGCTTGTGACTATGTTCTTAATGTCAAATGGCAGACCCTTGGCTCAACCAAGGAATGGCTCAATGTCCGTAGATATGACACAGATAAAACAGCCAATACAACAGCATTTGCTAATGGCAAATCAATTAATATCTTTGATGGTATTGATCCCGGAAGAACTGTTCAGGTTATTTATGCAAAGGCACCTACAGTTTTATCT